ATGCCGAGAACAAATTTTGGCAATGGGTATCTGAATGGGCAATGGTATTAAAAAACCCAGATGATTTAGGATTTGATGGGAGTAAATATCAATTGCCACCATTAAATATTAAAACCATATTTGTTGAGAGTGGTGTGAAAATTGGCGAGCTTATACCTCAACCTGCAAAAACTTTAACTGAAAGAAGAGATGCGAGAAAGGAATCAATTGACTTAAAGATAGTAGAAATACAAAGACTAATCAATGGTATGGATAATTGTTTGATATGGGTTGATTATAATTACGAAAGTTCAGCTGTTTCTAAATTACCTGGTATAGTGGAGGTTAAAGGTTCTGATAGTTTAGAACATAAAGAAAAATCATTAGTGGGATTTGCAAACGGAGATATTAAATTTATGGTATCTAAACCATCTATAACTGGATTCGGTATGAATTATCAGAATTGTAATAATATGATATTTATGGGATTATCAGATAGTTATGAAAGGTTCTATCAGGCAATTAGACGAAGTTGGAGATTTGGTCAGATGAATCCGGTTAATGTATATGTATTATTAAATGAAAGGGAAATATCAATATTAAATAATATTAAAAGAAAAGAAAAGCAGCATGAAGAAATGACTAATAATATGGTTAAATATACAAAGGAAATATTAAAAAAAGAAATATATAATACTACAAGGATTACAGATACATATAATCCTTTACAGAATATAAATATACCTAAATGGTTAAAGGAGGAAAAATAATGAAAGTAATGAAACAGCATCACGGGAAAGGATTTAGTTTATTTAATGGGGATTGTATAGAAATAACTAAACAAATCCCCGATAATAGTATTGATTATTCTATATTTTCCCCACCATTCGTACAATTATATGTGTATAGTAATAGTGTTAGAGATATGGGAAATTGTTCATCCAATGATGAATTCTTTGAGCATTTTGATTACTTAACTAAAGAATTATATAGAATAATGAAAAAAGGTCGTTTGATTAGTGTTCATTGTATGGATTTACCTACTCAAAAGGTTAGAGATGGAAGAATTGGTTTATATGATTTTCCGGGTAATATAATTAGAAACTTTGAAGAAAATGGATTTATATATCATTCAAGAGTGACCATATGGAAAGACCCTGTAGTGCAGATGCAAAGAACAAAGGCATTAGGATTACTTCATAAACAAATAAAAAAAGATAGTGCTATGTGCAGGCAGGGAACTGCTGATTATATAATTACGTTTAGGAAAGATGGAGATAATGAAGAATTAATAACTCATACTAATGAATCATTTCCAGTTAATAAATGGCAGAACTATGCAAGTCCTGTATGGATGGATATTAATCAAAGTAATACACTTCAGAAACAATCAGCCAGAGAGCATCAAGATGAAAAACATATATGCCCATTACAACTGGATGTAATTGAAAGATGTATAGAGCTTTGGACTAATCCAAATGATATTGTATTTTCTCCATTTGCGGGTATTGGTAGTGAGATATATCAAGCTTTGAAAATGAATAGGCGGGGGATAGGAATAGAATTAAAAGAAAGTTATTATAATCAGGCTGTTTTAAATTGTGATGGGATATCAACTGCCCCTAAAAAAATATCATTATTTTAGGGATGAGGGATTTAATATGGATAACAATATCAATATAGAATATAAGTCAAATATATGTAAAAGATGTGGAAGAAAATTGAAGAATCCAGAATCAATTGAAATAGGGTTTGGTAAAACATGTTATCGAAAGTTTATGGCAGAGTCTTTACTCAAACCATTATTTGTGGTAAAGATTACAATTGGTAAAAGGGAGGAGACTAATGAGGATAATTGATAATTGGCAATATAGATATATAGAGAAATGCCTATATACTTACCCTGAAATAAAGGATAGTAAATTAGATACAGAAATGAGAATGATAAAAGCAATAGAGTCAGCACTGGAATTCTTCAAGGGGACAAACCATGAAATCATGATGAGGTCATTTTACTTTGAGGCTAATACATACAGGAAAAAATTAACTAACGCAGGACATTACAGATGGGTATGTGAAGAACTATTACATACTGAAGAACCAAATGGATATGTAATAAGAAGAGAGATTGTATATAAGATTGCAATGAATTGCTATGCCTTAAATTTATTTCAATTAAAACAAAATAACACTTGACTTTTTTCTTAATATGTTATATAATATTAATATAAGGACAAGAAACAAAAAACTATAAAAACTTAGGAGGTAATAAAATGAAAAAGAAATTTAAAGAGTTTGGAAAAGGTATAGAGTCAGTACAACCATTGGTAGATTTTCTCAAGACAAAAAATAAGGCAGAGCTGATGGAAATTATTCAGGAGTTTGGATTTGTAAATCCCTCGGCCCTCAAGACAATAAGCAAATGGAAAAAGGAAGAGCTGATTCAATTACTAGTCCATTATAAAGCTAACCAAATCGACAAAATGAATTATACCAAGTTTGAGTATTACGGAGATATAAAGAAATTTTGGAAGCAACTAAACGTCAAATATTAATAATCAATTACCCTCAACCTATAAAGCATTTAAGATTCCTTAGATGCTTTATTTTTTTACTAAAAAGACTTGACTTTTTTCTTAATATGTTATATAATATTATTGAGGATAGAAAATCCCACTTAGAAAACTTTATAAGGAGGAAGGAAATTGATAAACATTGAAGTAAAAGAAGCTATTAAAGTCAATGGAGATAGAAGTGCTTTTATTAGTTTCCCTTATGATAATGAATTAGTGAATATACTAAGAAATGAACCTAATAGATTTTGGCATTCAAAAGAAAAATTATGGGAAATACCTGCAAGAAGATTAATTAGTTTTGTTAATAGTGTTGGAAACAGAGAAATTACATTAACTGGAGAATTTATTGAAGAAGTTAATCGGGTTGAAATACCTACAGGTTTTAAATTCAAAACTAAACCATTTAATCATCAAACAGAGGGATTTGAATATGGGTTAAAATACGACAAATTCCTATTAGGAGATGAGCAAGGTCTTGGGAAAACAAAACAGGTTATTGATATAGCGGTAGCGAAAAAATTATCAAAAGGATACAAACATTGTTTAATTATATGTGGAGTAAATGGTTTGAAATGGAATTGGCAGGCTGAGGTTGCAACCCATAGTAATGAATCATCTTGGATATTAGGAACTAAATATAATGGTAAAGGAAAAGCTGTTATAGGCTCAGGGAAAGATAAATTAGCAGACCTAAATAACCTACCAGATAGTTACTTCCTTATAACTAATGTAGAAAGCCTTAGAGATAAAGGGATTTGCGATAAGATTAAAGAGCTTTGTGATAAGGGAACAATCGGAATGGTAGCTATTGATGAAATCCATAAATGCAAGAATCCAGCATCACAGCAAGGTAAAGCAATCCTGAAGGTATTACCTGAAACAAGAATAGCAATGACCGGAACCCCTTTAATGAATACACCACTTGACTTATTCATCGTTCTTAAATGGTTAGGATTTGAAAAGCATAGTTTCTTCCAATTTAAAAAGCATTATTGCGTAATGGGTGGCTATGGTGGATATGAAGTTGTTGGATACCGAAACCTAAGTGAGCTGCAGGAAAATTTAGATGGATTAATGCTTAGAAGATTAAAGAAAGATGTTCTAGATTTACCGGAGAAAGTATATTCCACAGAGTATGTTGAAATGAACAAAGTTCAAACTAATATATATAATGAGGTAAAAGCTGAAATTAAAGAACAAATTGATAAAATCAAGATAAGTAATAATCCATTGGCTCAATTAATTAGATTAAGGCAAGCCACTGGGTTCACTGGAATATTAAGTAGTAAAGCTCAAGAAAGTGCCAAGCTTGATAGATTAGAAGAGATTGTAGAAGAGATTGCAGATAATGGAGGAAAATGTTTAATATTTAGTAATTGGACGGATATGACAACTCCAACCTTTGAAAGATTGAAAAGATTCAATCCTGCAATCATTACTGGTGAAACAAAAGATAGGGAAACCCAAAAGAATAAATTCATGAATGATGATAGTTGTAAATGCATAATTGGAACAATTGGAGCAATGGGTACAGGTTTAACATTAACCGCCGCATCAACCGTAATATTCCTAGATAGCCCTTGGAATAGAGCTAATAAGGAACAAGCCGAAGACAGAGCACATAGAATAGGAACGACATCAACTGTAAATATAATCACATTGGTTTGTAAGGATACTATAGATGAAAGAATTGAAGAATTGATTAATAAAAAAGGAGCAATGGCAGATGCTTTGGTAGATGGTAAGGTAGATCTTAACAAATCAGAAGTAATTGATTATTTATTAGGATAAAGGAGGTGATTACATATGAAGAATAAATTAACCGCTACTAAGGTAGCTCAGCATCTTGATATTTCAGTTCCTACATTAAATAATTGGTATAAGTGGTATAATAACCCGGAGTATGAAAAACCCAAAGATACACCGGAATTACCTGCTTATACACAGCAAGGAAAGAGAGGTACTCGTTATTGGGATAAAGCTGACCTACCTAAATTGATGAAATTCAAAAAATGGATTCCAAGAGGTAGAGCTGGAATCATGGGAGAACACAATGCTAAATTCTGGGGTGAAAGAGGGGTCAGAGCTTTAAAGAATAAGGGTTTACAGAAAGATTAAAATATCTATATATTAATTAAACTATTTAATTATAAGGAGGAAATAAAATGGCAAGAAAAAGAATTTCATTAGTAGAAGATAATAAAACAGCAGAGGAGAAATTGCAAGAATTGATTCCACATTATCAACTAAATAAACATGCAATGGATTCATACAAAAAAGTAGTTGATAAAGATAATAAGGAAATTAAAATGATAATGTTGGAATCCCAATTACCTGAATTTATAGTTGGGGATATCAAAGCAACTTGCTCCGTTTCAGAAAGAGAAGACTTTATTGAGGAAGCATTGATTGAAAAGCTCAAAGATATGAAGGTGAAAGGTGTCATTAAGAAAAAGGAATATGTAGATATGGACGCCCTAGAGAATGCGATTTACAATGGTGAATTGAATGCAGCAGAGTTAACTTCATGCCAAACTAAAAAAGAAGTTGTAACATTGAGAATAACTAAAATTAAGGAGAAGAAATAATTATGAAAAATTATGAGAGTCAAGCCGTAACTACTTCAATTCAAGCTCATAGTAGAATCAGTGTAAAGCTAAATGAAACTTTCTATACATTTGAATTTGTAGAAAAGAGAGAGTTTCCAGTAGATTTAGCGGATGAAGGAACTATTAACTTTGAAAAAGAAAGAGAGTTACTTTGGGATGAAGTTCATGCTCAAGTGGATAAGCAAGTTCAAGATGTAGTAGAAACACTGAAGCAAGGAAGATAAATTCTCCTTGATTTAAAATATGTTATATTATATAATAAAAAGGTAATCAGTATTCGCGGTACTGATACCAAAGTAAATACCGATTACTATAAAAAGGTATAGTGAACGAGCCGCGAACTCAAGTAGCCTTACCTTTTTATATTCTAAAGTAGGAGGTTAAAGAATGGATATAGAAAGAGAAATGCATAAAGGTTATTATGCCATAATACCTGCAACCATTAGATATGATAAAAATATAACTCCCAACGCTAAATTATTATATGCAGAAATAACCGCATTATGTAATGAAAAAGGTTATTGTTGGGCAAGCAATGCTTACTTTGCAGAATTATATGGAGTTTCTAAAACATCTGTATCTAATTGGATTTCCAGCTTACAAAAAAATAACTATATAAACGTAGATATAATATATAAAGAAAACAGTAAAGAGATTCAAAATAGGTATATAAGAATTCTTAACGACCCTATTAAAGAAATTTTAACGGGGTATGAAAGAAATCTTCAATACCCTATTAAAGAAAACTTTAATGATAATACTAAAATAATTAATAATAAAAAAGAATATACATCTAAAGATGACACTACCCCTAAATCTAAACCTATTATAGAAACTACCACTAAGAAAACAAAAAAAGCTAAAGATATAGTAACTATGAGAAATATGATAAATGCTTTTACTGAGAATGAAAGTATTAGGGAAAAGTTACTTGAGTATTTCAATATGAGAGTCAAGAAAGGCCTTCAACCAAATCAATGGAAAATCATTTTAGATGATTTGAGAGATTATGCAGGAGAGAGCGCAAAGGTTGCTATTGATAAAATCAATGGGTCAATAGCAGGTGGTTATATGCAAATTATAGCATCGTGGGAAAAAGACAAAAGGAATAATTTCAATAAACCTAAATTTGATAATACCGCAGGGAGGGAGATTAAAGCGGTTGTAAATATGACAGAAGATGAGAAGAAAGAATTTGAGGATAATTTAGCTACGGATGAAGATGGAAATCTATTAAAATTTTAAAGGAGGAATAGACAATGATTAATGAGAAAATAAAGTTACTAAAAGCAAAATATAAATCAATTGTAAGTGAAATTGAAAGATTAAGCATTATTAAGACAAAAATAGAAGGTGCTTATGAAATATTAACAGAAATGCAAAATGAACAAGTGGAAAAAGAGCAGTATGAAGCTAATTGTAAGAATTCAGAGACAGAAATAGTAGATGGAAAGGGATATATAGGTTATTGTAATAATTGCGGTAATGTAAATTGGATAGTTGATGGTTATTGTGATATTTGTAGCATAGATCAAATAGATAAAGGGGGTGTAACAGATGAAGATGACCAAAACTAAAGTAGAAACTCATATGGAAATATGTAAAAGCATGACAGATTTATATGAAAGGAAGAATCATGATTATGGGGATTCCTTTGCTAAAATGAGAAAGGAATTTGATAATGCAATCTTAATACGTATTTATGATAAATACAGCAGACTTAAAACATTAAAGGGTGGAGCTACCCAAAAGGTAAAAGATGAAAGTATTAAAGATACATTATTTGATTTAGCAAATTATTGCATTATGGAATTAGTAGAAATGGAGATGGATGAAAATGAAAGCAAATGATTATCAAAAAGCAGCATTAAGAACAGCAAGTACTTTAGAGCCTAAAGATTTAGTATTAAACGGAGCATTGGGTTTAAATGGTGAGGCAGGAGAGGTTGCTGACCATATTAAAAAGCATTTATTCCAAGGTCATGAATTAAAGAAAGAGCATCTTGCAAAAGAACTTGGAGATATTTGCTGGTATATAGCAATTATGGCAGAGGGCTTAGGATATACCATAGAAGAGATTATGCAGATGAATGTGGACAAGCTAATGAAAAGATATCCAAACGGTTTTGAAGCAGAAAGAAGTTTACATAGAGAGGAGAAAGAATAATGAAAATAATTAAGTCAAGCGTTGAAATATTAGATGATTTAAACCCTGGAGAAATTTTAAAGAAATTAGAATTATGTGGCCGAGTATGTTATAAGAGCGAAGATAAGATAACAGATGAATCAGCAGTTAAGTTTATTTCTAATATTATCAAACGGGGCCACGAAAGTGTATTGGAGCATGTTTCATTTTCTGTTAGATTTATCTGTGATAGAGGGGTTACCCATGAAATGGTTCGTCATAGGATAGCAAGTTATTCTCAAGAATCAACAAGGTATTGCAATTATGCCAAGGGCGATTTTAACTCTGAAATTACTGTTATACTTCCATCATTTTTTGATACGGGTATGGGGACGGCTTCAAATAGCTTAGTATATGATGAGTGGAAATATGCTTGCATAAGTGCAGAGAGGCATTATTTTAAATTGCTTGAAATGGGTGCAACCCCGGAGCAAGCAAGAACGGTACTTCCAAATAGTTTAAAAACTGAAATAATAATGACAGCCAACATAAGAGAATGGCGTCACTTTTTAAAACTTAGAACATCAAAAGCAGCCCACCCACAAATAAGAGAAGTTGCAAAACTGTTATTGGACGAATTAACCCTAAAATTACCGGGGCTATTCGATGATATTTAATAGGAGGATACAAAATGATAAAACTGAACAACACCCAGATTGATGGGAAACTTAAATTTATTGACGACTACCTGAACGCCAACAACGCAGCAGACGGTAGCGTGTTTGACCCAAATAGTAATATAACAACTAAAAATATTGCCACATTAAGTGGCGAAATAAATAAGGATATAAATATCCAAATTAAACGCCAACTTATTTATAGGGAAATCGATGAGATGTTTGGAAGGGAAATAGCTGATAAATATATTGAACAACTAAACAACCATGAAATATATACCCATGATGAAACAAATTTAGCCCCTTATTGTGTAGCGGTTAGCATGTTTCCATTTTTACACAATGGATTGAAGGGGTTTGGCGGGGATTCGAAAGCCCCAAAACATTTAGGCTCATATAATGGCGGTTTTATTAACCTAATCTTTGCCCTATCAAGTCAATTTAGCGGGGCGGTTGCAACGGTTGAATATCTGTTGGCATTTGACCATTTTGCAAGAAAGGATTATGGTGATAATTATTTAGAAGAACATGCCAAAATAATTGAGCAAGAACTTCAGCAAGTTATATATGCTTTAAACCAACCGGCAAGTGCCCGAAATTATCAATCACCATTTTGGAATATATCTATCTTTGATAAATATTATTTTGATTCATTATTTGGCAACTTCTTTTTTCCAGATGGCGAAAAAGCAAATTGGGAAAGCCTAAATAAGTTGCAGAAGTTTTTTATGACTTGGTTTAATGCTGAAAGGAAAAAAGCAATACTCACTTTTCCGGTAGTAACTGCAACCCTATTAAATGACGGGGAAGATATTAAGGATAAGGAATATAAAGAATTTGTTGCCAAGGAGTTATCTGAGGGAAATTCATTTTTTATTTACACATCTCAATCTATTGATAGCCTTTCAAGTTGTTGTAGGTTGAGAAATGATATTAGCGACCAACTTGGGGACTTTAGTTATTCGCTTGGGGCGGGTGGAGTAATGACCGGCTCGATGAATGTTATTACACTAAATATTAACAGATTTGTTCAAAACCATAAAGATGATGATATTCATGAAGAACTAAAAAAGCAAATTAAACTAATGCACAAATACCAACTTGCATTTAAGGGATTATTTAAAAAGTTCTTTGAGTTTGGCATGTTACCCTCTTATGATGCAGGGTTTATAAATTTAGATAAACAATATTTGACAATTGGCGTAAATGGGCTGGTAGAAGCAGCCGAGTTCTTGGGATATGAAGCATCCAACAACCCAGAATATAAAGCATTTGTCAGGGATATTATGAAAACAATTTCAGATACAAACAAAGATACCGTAAAACAGTACGCCGGATTAAAGATAAATACCGAAATGGTTCCGGGCGAAAATTTGGGAATCAAGTTTGCAAAATGGGATTTGGAAGATGGATATTTTAGCCCCCGTAAATGTTACAATAGTTATTTTTACCCCGTTGAAAGAGAAGATATAACAGTACTTGATAAATTTGTTTTGCATGGGGAGGATACAACAAAATATCTTGATGGCGGAAGCGCACTACATTTAAACTTGGAGGAAATTCCTACAAAGGAAACTGCAAGTAAACTATTAGAAGTATCCGCCAAAACCGGTTGCCCTTACTTTTGTATAAATGTTAAATGTACAATTTGCAACGAGTGCGATTACATTGATAAAAGAACATTAAACCATTGCTCTAAATGTGGTTCAATCAATATTGATTATGCCACAAGAGTTATTGGTTACTTGAGAAGGGTTACAGATTATTCAGAGGGTAGATTTATTGAAGAATCGGAGCGTTATTATCATGGAAAATAGTAATTGTCTAAAATACCTATATGAAGATATATACTTGACGGAGATTCCGGGGGAAATAAGCCTCGGAATCTCTCTAATGGGATGTGATATTAGATGTGAGGGTTGCCATAGCCAAATATTGTGGGGGACTAAAGGGGGTAAATGCCTTGATAGTGAAAAATTAAAATCCCTAATAGATAGGCATAAGTTAATGAGTTGTATCTTATTTTATGGCGGTGAATGGAATTGGGAAGAATTAAAAGACCGCGTTATTCAATCACGAGATTTGGGTTATGCAGTCGCATTATATAGCGGGCGAGATTTAGAATGGTTCAATAAAAACCACCCAGAATATAAAACAATACTTGATTATATTAAGGTTGGTAACTACTCAAAAGAGTTGGGCGGGCTAAAAGACCCAACAACAAACCAGCGGTTATATAGAATTAAAGATGGAGAATTAACAGATATGACTTCCATATTTTGGTCAACTTTATAAAAACAGAATATTTTCTATATAATAGGTAACAAGATTAAAGGAGGATTCAGTAAATGAAAACTGATATACAAGAACAGGTACTAAACTTAATACCTAAAAAAAGAGAAGATGCAATAACAAGCAAAAAGCTTATGAATCTCACCGGATTATCATTTAGACGTCTAAAAGAAATTATATCTGAACTGCGAATCATCTATCCAATATGTTCAAGAGAAACATATGGAGGAGGATATTGGTTAGCAGAAGATGAAAGGGATATCAAAGAATTTATTTCAATGATATCCCGCAGACGGGATGGATATAATAAAACAATTGCCATTATGGAGAATCATATAAATGATGAGGTGGGTTAATGGCTTATGAGTATACCTTTAACAAAGACAAATGCTGGTATACATCAGCTTGTGGAAAATATGGAAGTCCTGAATGTAATGCAAGTTGTATAAGATATATGGAAATGGACTTCCTAATGCAAAACAGTGGTATACCAAGGAATAGGCAATACACCGTTTTATTAACTCCATCTAAAAAAGATGTTCAAGCCTTTGTAACTCTAAAAGAAATCAAGGATGATATAATAGCATTTGTGGAAAATGGAGAAAGTGTTTATATCTATAGCGATAACTTCGGTAATGGTAAAACAACTTGGGCAATAAAGTTAATGCAAAAATACTTCGATGGTGTATGGGCAGGTAATGGATTTAAGTGTCGAGGAATCTTCATTCATGTTCCAACATTCCTTACAAAAATTAAAGAGGGAATCAGTCGGAAGGATGAGGATTTCGAAACACTAAAGAGTAGGCTCATGACGGTGGACTTAGTTATATGGGATGATATAGCCGCAACAAAACTTGGAGATTTCGACCACGCTAACTTACTTACATCGACCAAAGAAAGCTAAATCAGCTATCCAATATTTACACAGGAAACTTACATCAAGGTGAATTGCAGGATGCACTTGGTAATAGACTTGCAAGTAGGGTTTGGAATGATAGCACTCCTGTTAAATTCGTAGGAGCAGATAGGAGGGGTATCAGATGATTACATTACAAATAATCAATAAAGTATTACAAACTGGAGATATTCAATTAATAAATAAGAATGCATTAACGGAAGAATATTTTGTAGGATATGAAAACGAATTTAATTTTATAGTAGACCATTTTAACAAATATGGTAATGTTCCAGATAAAGCTACATTTCTTGCTCAGTTTGAGGAATTCAGTTTTGTTGATGTGACAGAAACAGATAAATATTTATTAGATACCTTATATGAAGAGCATCTATATTATAAATCAGTTGAGGTTGTTCAAAAGGTAGCTGAGCTATTAAAACATAATTCAAATGATGCAGTTGAATATTTGCATTCACAATTACCTAATTTAGAAAT